CGAACGGCAAGTGGAAGTCGTCCAAGGAGCATATCAACAATGCCAACAACGCTGCTGGCAAGGCGATCCTCGACTCCGCGCTGAAGGACAAGAGCGCTGCCGCCCTCGATAAGCTGCAAGTCCCGGTGATCGACAAGGAGACCGGAGCGCCGACGGGCAAGATGATCCTCGTCAAGGACCATCCGGCAGCGGAGGTCAAGGAATACTTCACCCAGATCAAGTCCGAACTCGAAGCGCAGACAAAGCCGACTTTCAAGTCAAAGCAGAGTGGCTCTTTCAGCGGCGCATACAGCGACATCGCTGCGGCAGTATCAAAGGCCCACCAGACCGTCGATTACGCGAACTTCAAGGCGCACGCCGATAAAGCCGCAGACTATCTGGTCCTCAGCAAGGACGCTGTCTCCTCTGTCCCGGTGCCTCAGCAAGGGTTCTTCGAACTGAAGCCGGGGACGAAGGCATACGACTCTTGGAAAAAAGAGAGCGTGCAGAACTTCGACAAGATGACTGCCGCAGAAAAGAGCGCCCTCAAAGCCTACACAGGAAGCTCCTATTCGACGTGGAACCAAGCGCTCAGAACCGGGGACACAGCAAGCTCTGGATTCAGCAGCGCCAAGCCATTGATCGAAGCATTCAAGAAGGCCGCTGTCGATTTGCCAGAGGGCGCAACTCTGTGGCGAGGCTTGGGAGTTGGAGCCGCGACCTATAAGTCCGTGGAAGGCGGAGTGATCCAAGACGGATCATTCCAATCGGCCAGCTACGGCGCGTCGCCGGGATTCTCCAGCTACGGCACTTGGCTCAGGATTCGAGCCGGAAAGGGCGTGAAGGCGGTCGCTGCCTCGGCGGTGTCCTCCTACTCCTCGGAGCGCGAGATCGTGATCCAGAACAATGTCCGCTACATGGTCCTGAAGGTGGAGACGCACGACAACTTCGTGGACTCAACGGGCAAGAACTGGGGGAAGAAGACCATCGTCGATGTGATCGCCCTGCCGCATCCTTGACCAATGTCAGCCAAGTGATAATATCTTACTGAAGGAGATCAGAATGGTGAACCCCGCTAAGGCGATGGAAGCCCTTCACGCCGACGCGAGTGGCGTGATCGGGCCGACCGACAACAATGACCCGCCGTGGCTCAACACGGTGCAGGACGTTGACGGCGTCGTGCGCTCGTTCGGCTCCGAGGTGCTGCGCAAGTTCGCGGAGCCTGACACCGACGCATTCATGAAGTGGCTCGAAACAGAGTGCCGCCGCCTGAACAACCTTTTCCTCGGCTATCAACCGGGCGAGACGGAATATGCAGGCTGGAGACGCGGGCCGTGGAACACCCCGGACCAGCTTGGGATGTTCATCCGCATCCACTACTTCCCATCTGACGATGAGGACAGATTCGCCGTGCGTGACGCCTTCATGCGCTACACGCAAGACGTGATCGCCACCACCAAGGCCAACGACGGCAAGCCTGTCGATGAGTGGGGGTGGGAGCTTGACGCCCTCACGGAGCAGCTTGTCCGTGCGCTTCTGGGGTTGCCGAGTGGCAACAACCCAGAGGAAGATGGCGACATCAACATTTATGGTCTGACCGCGTAACGCGTTCTGACAATCTGAGATCGGTCGCAGCCCCTATCAGGGGCGTGATATCGACCGGCTCCGACTCGGCTCATAGAGAGCCGAATCAAACACCAACCGCGAAAGTCGCTGCTGCTCGGCGCGTGCCACCACGCCGCTGAACCGTAGCGCTATGCGCTTTTGTTTCTCGTGAAACGCCAACCAAGGAGAACTCAATGGACTACTCAGTCGCCATCAACTTTGCCAAAGCAAGCGTCACCGGACAGGTGGTCGGAGGCTGGGCTTCCGTCGTAAAAGTGAACGGAGAGGTGGTCGAAGACTATCAGGGGGATATCATTCCCATTGACGAATTGAGAAAAGCAGCACATCAATTCGTCTGCGACGCTCGGGTCGCGAAGGCAATGCACGCAGGCAATCCCGTCGGAGAGGTTGTCGAAAGCGTGATCGTCGATGACGACTTCGCGGAAGCACTCGGGATCACCGACGGCAAGCGTGGCTGGTGGATCGTGATGAAGATCAACGACCCGGCAGTTCAAGAAGGTATTCGGAAAGGTATTTACCGAGCCTTCAGCATCGGCGGCAAGGGCCGTCGAAAAGCCGTTGGAGATTGAGAGATGACGACACAACTGAGCGATCTCACCATTGACGAGATCAGTATCGTAGACGACCCCGCAAACGGCGAGGCTCGCGTTGTCATTTTCAAAGCAAAAGCAGGCGACTTCATGCCCTGCGAAAGCTGCAAGACACCTGACCTCTGTAAAGCGAAAGGCGCGTGTATGGCCGACAAGGCTGGGTCGCGCATGACGAAAGCCAACGACCATCACGGTCAAGCCGCGCCCGACGGTGCCTCGGGCGACCAACTCAAGGAGCTACAAATGGACCTCGAAACCCTTTCGAAGGCACTTGAGGATGCTGAGGCAAAGATGGGCCAGCTTGAAAAGCGGACCGTCGATGCTGAAAGCGCCCTCGCTGATGCCAACGAAGTGATCAAGGCGAAAGAAGCCGAGATCGAAGATATGAAGAAATCTGCCACCCCCGCCGAAGACGACGTCATGAAGTCTTTGCCGGAACCCATCCGCAAGCGGCTGGAAGAGGCAGAAGCCAAGATCGCGAAGATGCGCGACGAAGCTGACATCAAGGAGGCAGTTGCCAAGGCCCGAGAAATCGGCGTCGGCAAGCCCGAAGAAGTCGGCCCTCTCTTGCTGCGCGTCAGCAAGGGCGCGACCACCGAAGATGATGCAAAGACCATCGAGTCGATGCTGAAGTCTCTGGCTGAGGTCGAGAAGAAGTCCGCTCTCTTCAAGTCCGTCGGCACTACCGCAGCCGCCGATGGCGAGCCGGAACAGGTTCTCAAGGCGAAGGCCGACGAGATTCACAAAGCCAACAAGGGCATGACCTTTGAGATGGCTTATGCGAAGGCCGTCGATGAGAACCCGGCTGTCTACGCCGAATACATCAACAAGCGCCGCGCTTAACAACCAGCCTCAAGGAGAAATCAAATGGCTTACGAAAACCAAGTCCAGTCGATCACGCTGGTTGCTGCCGCCGACTTGTCGGCCAAGCAATATCGCGTGGTCAAGATCGACAGCAACGGGAAGGCAGCGATGTCTGACGCCGATGACCTCGGCATTGGCATCCTCCAGAACAACCCCGGCAGCGGCCAGCCCGCCACCGTGGGATACAGCGGCGTGAGCAAGGCGCTCGCAGGCGGCACCATTGCCGCAGGCGCTCGCGTGACCTCCGACGCCAATGGCGCTCTGATCGCAGCTTCCAGCGCTGGTGATGCCGTAGTCGGCGTCGCCGTCACCGGGGCCGCGTCTGGCGACCTTTTCCCCGTTCTGATCAACCCCTTCCCGTTCGTCGCCTTGGCGTAACGGATAACTGAGAAAGGAGATTCCTCATGAATCCGACCCCCGGCGACGTTCACGTCAATACCCCGCTCACGAACATCTCGATTGCGTTCCTCCAGAACGCCTCGAACTTCGTGGCGACCCGTGTGTTCCCCAACATTCCGGTCTCTAAGCAGTCCGACCGTTACTACGTCTATGCTCGCGGCGACTTCAACCGCGACGAGATGCAGGAGCGTGCGCCCGCTACTGAGTCCGCTGGCGGTGGCTACACCCTCGACAACACCCCGACCTACTTCGCGAATCGGTTTTCCTTCCACAAGGATATCCCCGACGAAGTCCGCGCCAACGCTGATGCAGCGCTGAACCCGGACCGTGAAGCGACGGCGTTTGTGACCCACAAGGCGCTGATCAAGCGTGAAAAGATGTGGGTGGCGAACTACTTTGGCTCCAGCATCTGGTCCAACGAATATACTGGCGTTGCGTCCAGTCCGACCGGCAGTCAAAAGCTGCAATGGAACGACGCGAACTCGAACCCCATCGAGGACGTGCGTCTGGGCAAGCGCACCGTCGCGCAGTCCACCGGCTATGAGCCGAACAAGCTCGTGGTTGGCCGTGCCGTGTTCGACGCTTTGCTCGACCACCCTGACATCATCGACCGCATCAAATACGGCCAGACTGCGGGTGCGCCCGCGATGGCCGGTGCCGATGTGCTGGCGAAGCTGTTCGGCGTCGATGAAGTGATGGTCATGAACGCTGTGGAGAACACCGCCAAGGAAGGCCAGACTGCTTCTCACTCCTTCATCGGAGGCAAGAACTGCCTGCTGACCTACGCGACCTCGTCTCCCGGCCTGATGACCCCGACCGCTGGCTACACGTTCTCGTGGACTGGCTTGCTGGGTTCCGGTGCAGAAGGCAACCGCATCCGCTCGT